ACTGAGGCAGATGAGCGATCGGTCGAGAAGGAGGCTCGCCACACTGCCCGTGTCAAACGGCAACGGAAGCGCGAGTCCCGAGCCCGCTCAGCCGCCCGTGCATCCGCTGCTGCAAGCAGCCAACCTGACGGAGATCCACCCCGTTCTTCTGAAAATGGGGTTGACAATGCCAGTGCTGGAGCGGCTGGACGAGGACACGCTGCGCCAGATCGTCCGGCGAGTGCAAATCCTGTCACGCAAGCTGCGCTACGACGGGCCGCAAACCGACGATGAGCTTCACCTCTGGGTCGAGCAGAATCTCCACGTAAATATCCCGCGTGTCGCGGTCTGCCCTGACCACGTTGCGCCGTTCAAGTTCCTAGCTGACCTCTACTTCGAGCGCACGTCGGCAGGGCTAGCGCTTGCCAATCGTGGTGGCAGCAAGACGTTCATCGTCGCCTGTCTGCACTTCCTCAACTCGACTTACAAGCCCGGTTGTGAGTCGATGTCGTTCGGAGCTACCGAGGGCCAGGGCCAACGCTGCTACCAGCACATCGAAGACTGGTGCTACAAGCGCGACGAAGAGACTGGCCGTCGTACGAACATCGTCAAGGACTTCATCCAGGACAAGCCGCTCAAGTCGCACACGGTGTGGAAGACTGGCTCTCGTGTCGAGGTGGTTGCTGGTTCAGAGAACGCCGTCTCCGGACCACACCCTGCCAAGGCACATGCCGACGAGATCGACATGATGGAAGAGGCGGTCTGGAACCAGTCCCGAGGCATGGCAGTCTCCTTGCCAGCCAAGGGTACGCTGCCGAGCTTCATGAGCCACTTCCACGGTGTCATCCCACCGCAGGACATTGCCACCAGCACGCGCAACTCGACCAAGGGTCGCATGCAGACGATCCTCGATGAGATCTTCGAGGACATCAAGGCCGGTGACATGCCGCAGTTCGATGTCTACATCTGGTGCATCTGGGAGACGATCCAGGAGAACCCGAACTGCCAGTGTGCCCCGAAGGCCGAGCGCGAGGCACGGCTCAAGGAGCTTGGCCTCAACCCGAAGTCGATCTGCGAATGCCATCGGGTTGCCAAGGGAGTCTGGGGGATGAACGCCCCGGCCAGCCACCTCGTCGGTGAGAAGCGGCGGCTCGTGCACGTCTGCGCCATTTACGACGCCAGCGATCCCACCAACACCAAGCCGATTGATGGCAAGGGATTCCATTCACGAGGGTGGAAGCCACCAGTAGATCTTATCCGTACCTTCAAGCGCAACACACCAGGTACGTGGACACTTCAGCACGAGTGCCGTGAGGGCAAGGACGAGAACGTCTACATCCCGAACTGGAGCCTGGCCGAGTACGGCATCCGCCACTACGAGCCGCATCCGCTCTACGGTCCCATCTACCAGGGCGTTGACTGGGGAACTGACCACCCGGCTTGCGTTCTGTGGTTCCAGTACCTCACCGCCGAGGTTCCGGCGCTCGACTACAACTTCCAGCCAATCTGGCTGTCACCTGGCACGTACGTCCTGTTCAAGGAGATCTACGTGGCTGGCATCTCGACTGAGACGTTGGCGCAGCGTGTGATCCAGCAGGAGGAGCAGTGGCGGCACCAGCTAGAGGCTCAGCAGTGGAGTGTCAAGGGACGCTTCTGTGACCCCGCAGGGGCCGGTGACCGGCTCACGTTCTTCAACTACGGCATGAAGTCGTCTTGGCCCTACAAGACGCGCAACAAGCAGCGTATGATTGAGAACGTTCAGAACCTCGTGATCGATGATCGCTTCGCGGTTGACATCGATCAGTGCGAGATGTTCTGCGAAGAGGTCGAGATCTGGCAGAAGAACCCGAAGACCGACAAGGAGCTAGACAAGTTCAACCACGCGATGGCAGCTTGGCGCTATGGGATCTCCAACGCGGAGGTACTGGAGGGAGCCAGGCGCAAGGCGCAGGGTGGCAACACACCTCACGACATCCAGGGTGGCAAGCGCGGTAGGAAGCTGCTTGTTGTAGCGCGGTACACCCAACGGGCACCTGTGGGGGATCACCAGGCCAACTACGGAAACGTCGCCTTCAGCGGCGGCAGCCAAGTCCCACTTGACCCCAGGTTCTCAATACGATGACAACGAGGTAGATGATGCCGACCGCACCGAAGAGTACGCCGGGGGCCGTGCGTCAGCCTTCCAGCGTGGACATGGCCAAGGGGAAGATCGAGGCCGTCGTCGTTGACCCCAAGGAGCAGGACAAGCAGATCAAGTCGGTCATCGGGACCGAGCAGGCGCCGACGCTGGCGGAACTCTCGCCCGATCAGAACACCTGGCAGCAGTTCGGCACCCAGCTTGGCCCGCCGTTTGACAGCGAGCGTGTCACTCTCGCGCAGTGTCGCCAGATCCGCAAGGACCCGATGGTCGCGTTCGGCATGCACTACCGCAAGGTGCCGCTGGTGCGCGCGGAGTGGCATATCGATGCGCGTGACAACAACGGTCCCAATCCGCAGGTCGCCGCGTTCACCGACAGCGCGCTGCGCAAGATCTACGCGCGCCTGATCCTCCAGCGCGAGCTATGCCGCGACTTCGGCTACCAGGGCATGGTCAAGCGCTTCCTCTTCCAGAACCCCGGTGGCATGTGGATTGACCCCACTCAGACCGATCCGACGCAGGCGCTCAAGCCCTCCTGGGATGAGGGCGAGGTGCTGCCGATCATCTGGAAGGCGCCGGTCGCGCTACGGCCCGAGACGGCAGTGCCAACCTTCGATGACTCGACAGGCGAGTTCACAGGCATCGCCTACACCGCGCCGCAGGGCACGCGCACCACCAAGAAGGCTGGCAAGAAGACATCCGGAGGTGCCAACCAGGGCATCCAGCAGATCGACATCTACCATGCCTACTGGGCCGTCAACCAAAAGGACGACGAACACGGATCGATGTACGGGTATCCGTTGACCGGCTTCGCCCGTGACTACTGGTGGAGCTACCGCTTCCTGTTCATGATGGCCAACCGGGCTTACGAACGGCTAGCCTTGCCGCCTATCCTGGCATACCACCCGGAGGGCAGCACGCTTGTTGACGCCGAGGCGCAGGAGTACCGGCCGAACTGGGAGATCGCCCTGGAGGCTGCGGAGCGACTGCGTTCCAACGCCGTGGCAGCCGTTCCCAGCACCATGGCGACTGCTGGCCTGGACGCATCGACCACTCAGCGCGAGTGGGACTTCAAGTTCATGGAGACGCCGTACGAGGCATTGACGGTCTTCAACGAGCGCTTCAACTACCTCAACGTGATGAAGCTGCGCTCAGTGTGGGTGCCTGAGCTTGCCTTCGTCGGCAACGGGGTGGGTGGCAACTCGGCTGGCAACATCGCCGAGCAGATGAGCCAGGTCTTCGATGAGTCGATGGCACTGGCCATGGACGAGATCGATGAGGAGATCAACCGGCTGTGGATTCCCCAGCTACTTGCCATCAACTTCCCTGACTTCATCAACAACGGCGGTGTGGCCAAGAAGGTCAGCCACGGCTTCAAGCCCGAGGACGTGGAGTTCTACAAGCAGATCATCCAGCTACTTGGCCAGACCAATCCGGAGGTGCTGGCTCAGGTCGATCTCGTGGAGATCTTCCGGCGCATCAACACGCCGCTCAAGAATCCGGAGGCACTGGAGACGGAGCGCGCCAAGCTGGTGCAGCAGAGCCTCGCTGCGCAGGCCCCGGTTGTGCCTCCGGTGGCCGGACAGATCGGCGTCGTGCGCAACCCCAACGCCAACCCCGGTGTCACTGGCGGCGGCTCGTCGCCAAAGGCGCTGCCACCGGCAGGTGGCACGGGCAACGGTGCGCTCGGCTTCGAGCAGCCCTTGATGATCTACGTCGCCGGTCCCGAACACATCGACCTGGCCGACACCGACGACTTCCTCGCCAACCTGCCTGGCAGCCATCACTACACCGACAAGACGATCCGCGCGCTGATGCTCCAGCTACGGCGGCTGTGGCTCGGCTACTACCGCAACCTCTACCCGGACATCGCGGAGCACATCAACGGGGCCAAGCTCGAACTGAGCGACCTGGACCTGACCGATGACCAGAAGTACGAGGGCGGCATCGTCTACATGATGTTCGCTAACGGCAACAGCAAGCGAGATGACGCCCGCCGGGTGACCAAGAAGATGGCCGACAAGGCGGCGACAGCGCTGCTGAAGACGTGGGCAGCGTCGTCGGAGAAGCTGCAAGAGCTACAAAACAAGTCGGCGGTCATCTTGCGCAAGGTGCTGTCTCGCCAGTTCGACCTGACCAAGCGCGAGACGGGCCTGCCTGCCAACTGGGACGACAAGGTTGGTGACATCGATGAGTGGCTGGCCACGCAGACCGGACGGCTCATCAAGCTCACGCAGGGCACGGTGCGCGACGAGCTACGGGCATTCATCGCCGACCAGATCGTGGAGGGCTTCAGCAGCACCGAGATCGCGGACAACATCCGGGCTCACTTCTCGGGCTTCGAGGGCCACAAGGCCGACCGGGTGGCACGCAGTGAGATCCGCGATGCCGTCAACGCGGCCACGCTGCTCAACGGCGAAGCTGCCGGGGTGCGCTATACCAGGGCGGTTGACGGTGAGATGTTCGACGCCGAGTGCGCCGACCGCAACGGCAAGCTGTTCACCGTCAAGGAGGCGTGGCGGGAGATCCGCAAGGAGCACCCCTATGGCACACTCGGCTTCAAGCTGGTGCCGAGGATGAACTTCTCGGTGGAGACAGTCAGCGTGCTACCAGACGGCGCAGGCGATGACCCAGACATCACCGCTTGGTTCGACAGCACGACTGACACCGCGTTCATGCTGATGGGCCAGCCCGAGGAGGACAAGGAAGAGTTCCTGCGGGCCGTCACGGAGATGGTGATGGCATGACCGTCGAGCGCAGAGAAGAGAACGGCACGGTCGTTCTGTTCGCCACTCGCGCGCCAGGCCAGGTGGCGGCGCAACCCGATGCATCCGGCGCCGTCGTTGTCCGGGGAGCACGGAGTGGTAACGCCAAGTTCGATCCGGTGACAGGTCGCTTTGCAGGAGCCAAAAGCAAAGCGGCGGGCGATGCCACCACCGGCAGTCAGGTCGTCAAGCAGACTGGCGGTATCGGCAACGCCGACCCGATTGCCGCTCAGCGCCGCCGCGATCTCGTGCGCACGGCAGCCAACCTAGAATCCGAGATGACGATGACCGATGCCAGCAAGTGGCTGGAGTCCTTCGGCGTCGATACCTCCGTCGCTCGGGTGGATGTCTTTCTGGGAGACGTGCGTCAGCAGCGCATCGACCATCTGGTTGACATCATGGCACCGGATCTGCGTGCCACTGTGGATGCCCGCAAGGCGGGCCAGGTGGTCAAGCTCAAGGCCCCAAAGGGCTGGTCCTCCAGCGTTCTGCGCTCGCTCACGGACGGAGAACTGCTCCAACTGCACCAACGCCTCGTTGGTCAGGGGTTCGACCCCAAGGACGTGACCGACAACCTCATCAAGGGTATGGGCAACAAGAAGCGCAAGGAACAGCTTCAGCAGGTCTTCGGAGAGACACCCGGCACTCAAGGCGAGGGAGGACCATGAAGGAGCTTGGCAAGCGCATCTGGAACGAACCGGCCGCAGCGATCGGCCTACTGACCAGCTTGATCCTGCTGGTCATCAACATCGTTGGCGATAGCAACTGGGACGTGCAGACCATCATCGCCATCGTCGCCCCGCTCGTCTCGGCGCTCGGCATTCGGCCACTCGTCAAGCCGACTGCCAAGATCGATGAGGAGAACGCGGCGGCTGCCAGGGGCAAGCTGCAAACGGTGCCTGCGACCGACGCCGAGCGCACCAAGGGCTTCTGAGCCATGAGCATCATGGCTGGCTTCACCGATCTGAAGCCCAAGGACGTGCTGGTCTTCAACTCCAACGGCACCATCATGGTTGTCGTCAATGGCAAGGTGGAGACGCTTCAGCTTCAGCTTCAGCCCACCGGCATCCTGTCGGCACGTCCGATCGAGAAGCCGGGGCTCGACCAACCAGGCCAGCGTCGAGTACGCTCTCGGGAGGAGCGGCTGGCGATGACCGACCAGGGCAGTGAGATGATCTAGGAGGATCATGGCAATCGAACTGAGACTTGTCCGCAATTCCAAGAAGCTCGTGTGTCAGCGCTGCACGGGCATTCACGACTACCTCACCAGGCTGAGCGAGGACTGCCCCTGCGACGTGCCGGTCGCCTTCGACACGTCGGTTGCCAAGCTCAACGCACGGCTGCACGCCAATGGCGACCAGGATGTCGTCACCATTCCGCACGAACTGACGCAACTTGTCGTGCTGGATGACAGTGCACGACGACTGCCACGTACTGGGTCACAGACCATCAAGCTCGCCCAATACGCGACGATCGTGCGGCACGCCTGAGCGACGACGGCCCGCTCATCCTGCTCGTCTGCCTGCTCTGCATCATCGCGCTCGTCATGATTGGCGCGGTCGTGGGCATAAATCCACGCTGAGCCCCGGTTCGCCGGGGTTCGGTATGATCTCGTGACCGTTGACGACGAGGCCAGGAGGCCGAATGCTCTACACGATCGATTGGGTCCGAGAACAAGTGGCCCATCTCAAGGCGAATGGCGGCGGACGACCGCGTGTCCATAGCAGCCGACCTGGTAATGCCAGAGTCCACCCGAACGGCTTCATCCAGCTTGACCTTCAGCCGACCGAGGAGTCGTGGCGCGCGAGCCACCACCAGGGCCATAGCGGCGCCAACCTGCGGCTGCACATCTGGAACCCTCCAGGCCATGAGCTTCCCCACCAGGGAACCTTCAACGAGATTCACACTCACGTCTTCGACATGTACTCGAACGTGGTGCGTGGCAAGATGAACCAGCGCATCTACACGTTCGCGGTCGGCAGCGAGTGGTTCAAGGTTCGCGTGGC